TAGAGGTGTTTGAAAAGTTTCCAGTAGCATCTGTAAAAGAAGTAGAGCCATCCAACGCAAAAGATATTGGATTTAATCGGGCCGTATCACTTTTATATGTAACGGTTATAGCGTATATCTTTTTTTCTAAACTTGGAAATCCAAAGTCAAAGTCTTTAGTAGTAAAATATGCTTCATCTGCGGGAACTGCTGAAACATTAGTATAATTAAACTTTTTAATATCTATATTGCTTGAGTTTTTAATTCCAATAATTAGATCTCCGTTAAAATCTGTAGCAAAGTTAGTGTACTTTCCTGCACTGGCTGTTAACAAATCTGAATGAAAAGACCAAGCATTTGTTTTAAAATCATATATATAAGCATCTCCTTGAGTAGCTCCTGAGTGCTCTGAATCTCTAATTACTATTGCCATATCTGCATTCCCATCATAACCTACTATTGAAAAGTTTGTCATAAAGGAAGACCATTCAGATTGATCTATTTTATTGTCTATAAGATTGCCTATTTGTGAACCTGTATATATAAATAAACCCTTGTTATTGGCCCATAATATGCCTTTATTCGAGCGAAAAGATGCCGAGGGATGGTTGACCCCATTGTTCTTAATATCCTCTTCTAGAAACCAGCCAGATTCGCTTGGAGAGGATACATTTATTATCTGAACAGAATTATGTTTAAGAGCAACCAATCTGTCTGCAAAAGAGTGTAGTTTTAAATAGGCCTCCGCATCTCCTTTTACTACATCTATAAAATTAAAAGATGGAAACGTGTCAAATCTATTCGGCAGGCTAAACATGATCCTGTCTCCATACGCTGTAATATTCTCATCGTATGTATTTTTTATTTTTACATTGGCAACAAAGGCTCTTCTATTAGCTATAATGCCAGTTCTCCAACCCTCTCCTAAACGGCCTATGCTATTAGAACTAATTTCCGGGGAATACCCATTAATACTTTCAAAGGTGTCAAAGTTCATGCTTGTTAACTCTACGTCTGCATATATATCAGTTGCATTATGTGCGACCCAACTACTTTTGTCTCCTGTTAATGAAGCAGAAACACCTTCTACTAAATCAATATTAGCCAACAACAGCCAACTCGCAGTATCATCGGTATTGTCCTTACAATACATTCTACCTCCACTAATCCTTGCATCGTATCCAGTGCCGGAACTCCCTATTTTAGCCATAACCCTTAATCTTAAGTCGTTGCCAAGGACTGTTGTGAAGGTATTGTTAGTAGTAGGAATAAACAATAACGACTCTTGATTGCCGTCATACACAAAACTAACTGCTATTTTCCATGTTTTTGTCTCAAAGAAAGCATTCTCATTTGCGTTTGTAGAATCGTAATCTATGCTAAATCCAGCATTAGCACTGGGGTACGTGTTTGAAGTATCTGTTCTCCCGCTAGTAGGGGGTGCCAGTGTATTATCTTTTGAAAACCAACCTTTATGCACAGTAGCATCACCTCTTAAATCTGTAGAGCTATGTTGCACACCTCTAAAATGGTGCCTGTTAATATATCCATACCACTTTACTTTTTGTAGCGTTGGAATATCCTTGCCATCACTAACTCTAACTACATTGTCTACAATGTAGAAGGAATATTCAGGAGATATTGTAGATGCCCCGCTAATATTAGAGCTTGTCTTTGTAGATATTCTACTCGCAGTAAACGCATCGCTTGACAGATTGTATACATCTAATTCAGAGTTTTCAACGTCCGATAGTAATAAAGAATTTTCTCCAAGTGAATGAGAGGCAATACTAACAGATCCATTAGTAGTAGAGTTAGCCGCTATGGTCTCGCTAGAAAAACTACCACTAGAAAATTCTATTTCAATAGCGTTTAGATTGGCAGAGCCATCAATAGTTATACTATCCCCAATCCCACCAACGGTATAGATACCATTATTTTTAGCTGTTCCTCTAATAGATATTTGACCACCGACAACGAGATTTGTATCGATGGTATCTTTTAAACCTGAATTGGTATGGGAACTGCTTACTACATTTCCAGCTTCAAGAAACCTACCAATTAAAGTCCCAGAGCCAGCTACGCCACCATCTCCAGAATCATCAACAAACACTAAATTAGTAGACTGGCTGGTATCTACAGCTTCATATTCTGTAGAAGAATAGTCAGATTCAAAAGATGCAAGTCCGTACCCACCAGCAATAGTAGCCGCATGTGAAGGAACAGTCCCATGAGTCTCAAAAGAACCTCTAACTCTTACAGTTCTACCTTTTTGAAATGTAAAATTATAACACTCAGAAAGTTCATTAGCCTGAAGATCTCGATACTCTTGATAAGTATTAAGACCTCCAGAGAAATCATTTAAGACCAAATGCTGTTTAGGCATTAGACACCTATTTTTTTAAGCAAGACAGACTTAATCACCTTCCAAAGTGCCTCAAGTATTTTTGCTTCAGTAGCCTCTGAAAGTATTGGTATATCTACAGATTTATTTATTTCAGCAATCACCTCTTTACCATTTTCATCTGACAACAGATCGTCTGCAATTAATTTTGCTAACATGTTAACTCCTATCTTTTATTGTTTTTATTTTATATGCAAGGTATACAATGGTCATTACTCCAATGATGCATTGTAATATTAAATTTATATTTGCTAAGTGGATACCGTAATTAACAAACGAGAGACCAGATACTTTTAAACTATCCATTAGTGCTTTCCATTTATCCTAGACAGACTACCTTCTACTCTGCTGATTTGATTGTCTAGGTCGTTAATTTCTTTGGTCATAGCATCAAACTTACGATCAAGCTTATCATCGGATTTATTCCAACGTTCAATCAGTTTAATTATCATTCCTTCCATATTTTCTAATGTTTCTGATTGTCCTCTATTCTCTGTTTTTAGATTTTCAAGGGTTTCTTGTTGTTGGGCTGACTTATTAGACAGAGAAACGACTAGATAGACAAACATTGCCCCTACTACTCCAATCATTCCCGCTTCACCGTATAAAGCCATAAAATCCATTACTTCCTCTTTTTCTTCTTCCAACTAAATGGGTTTATATTAAATTCTTTTTCATAAAATGCTACTTTCTCTGCCAACTGTTGCCTTTCAGTCCTTTCCTCCACGATATGTCTATCAAGTAAACCCCCAATCTGTTCATTTGCATCAACCATTTTATTTTCCAGATCTGTAATCCTTGTTTCAATTTTCCAATAACCATACACTAAACCACCAATGACAATAAATACATTTGCAAGAAACTTAATATTAATGGATAGAACAGCATTATCATCAATAATAGAACCTCTATAACTCCTTGCAGTCTTTGGTTTTCCACTCATTTCACCTCTACATATTCCCATTTATCGTGAAGATGGCACCAATTATCACCATGATATACCCTGTGAGCATACCAATGCTCTGTACTGTCGTGCGATAAAACCTCAATAAAAACAGTATTCATACTAGTATCCATTGGTGACAATTCATATCCAGATACAGACCATCCAGAACTGCAATTAAGACCTGTAGAAATAAACAACAGGAATATTATAACTCGTGCTAATAGTTGCATTTACATTCACTTTTTTTATAGACATACGCCCTTACCTTTTGACCTAGTTCAAAATCATTAGGATACTTACGTATCCACTTTTTTAATTTATTTTTAATCTTGTTACCCATATTTTAAACAAAGGACAACTATACTTTTAAATGTTTTGATACTTCATTGTCTCCAGCCATCATAGGAACTATTCTTGATAGCAACTCTGACTTTGTTTCAGAGCTAGAGTAAATTATACCTCTTTTATCATAAAAATCTTTTATCTCTGCTTTTGTATTGCTGTCTGTAGGGTAATCTGATTGACTGGTAGCAACTCCGTTTATAATATGATGCTTTCCTGCCATTATCCTTCCGTGACCACCTCCATGATTATCATCGCACTGGTCAACATAAGCCTGCTCTATTGTTGCCCAACTATTGCTTCTTTGTATCACTTCACCATCTTTTACTAAAAAATAAGTATAGCTAGAAGGATAAGTCAGGGCCTCTGTCGTGCCATCAGAATATGTTTTTGTGCGTACAGCACCGGGTGTTGTATTTTTGTACAGTCTTAAATAATGGCCCTGAGAACTTTTCCTAATAAGCATTAATCTTCCTTTGTTCCTTCTAACGATTTTTTAAGCATGCTAACAAATGCATCGTGACCTACTCTAAGTTGGTCTGCGATAAAACCATTAGATGCTTGTTTGTTTTGTATGTCGTTTATATGATTCACCATCATCTTCTGTTCGTCAGTTAAGTCCTCAATGATATACTCTACACCATCAAGATTAATAACTGGCTTTTCTTTTTTTTCTTTAGCCATTATTGACTCCTTGTTTAGTTAACAATTACAATCTTTGCATTTACAGCATTTAACTGCATCTGTCCATAGTGCATTTGCCAATGCCTTTAATTCATCTGATTCAGCACTTACATCTGCATCTGGCATAAATGCTTTTCTATGATATGAAAATGATATTTCTACACCATCTTCTTCAATAGATGTTTTACATCGTTCTTGAATACATTTGTATTCCCCACGCACTTCATAATCGTATGTTTGTTTCTTTTCTAAAGCCATTTTTAACTCCTATTTGTCCATTCCAAGAATCCACTCGGAATAATTATGCAGTTCTATAAGAACCACCTATTAAAATTGAATTTTCATTACTA